GCCTCTATTCTTGTTACGCAATTTAATGTAAATGTATCTTTATTGTTGTCAATCTCATCATGACTAACAGAAAAAACCTTAATATAAGGAGCTGTAGCATCAGATGGCACTCTATTATAGACAGGAACCGTAGCACTGTCAACCGTTATTTGATTTGTTAAACGGTCAATAATTGCTTTTCTGATAAAATGTAAAGCCTCATTCATTTCAATGCTTTTTTAATTTTGTTATTTATGTCCATAATTAGAGCTGTAAGCATTCTATTTATAGTTGGATAGAAATAAGGTATTTTTCTTTTTGGGTCATCATTTCTTGATTTACCTCCCCCAAACTCTACATATCCAGAATAGTCAGCTTTTGATTCTACTATTGCAGTTTTTCTCACAGCCTTTGCTGTTATTAATCCCATTAGCTTTCCAGTATCAACTGGAGCAACTCTTGTCATTTCTCTGGATGTAAGCAAAGCGAAATCTTTTAAGGACCTATTTAGACCATCTCTGTCAAGTTTCTCAAGTTTTTTCATTTTGTGATTGACTGAGGCTAAGTCTTTTCTATTTAATTGTAATTTGGAACTCATACTAATTTAATGCCCTCCAGAACAGTGTAATATTTATGGACCGAATCAAATTTTGAATTGATTCTATATTCATCAGAATCTCCAACAATTTGAATTGTATCACTAAGTGATATTTGGTCCGCTGATTTTTTTCTTATGGTAAATAAAGTTTTTAATTCAAATTTTCTTTGACTGTTTTGCGTTATCATTTCTCCAGACTTATCCTTTTTATTTGCCCAAAGAGTCACATGAGTTGCCTTAGTTGATGTAAACCCTCCAAAATTATCAGCTGATTTTGTGAGTCTTTTTATCTCAATCCTTGTGTCAAGTTTACCAGCATCCATTAAATAAAGCTCCTTTTAAATGGTGATAATAATTTTTTTGATGATGTAGGTATCTCCGCTATATTATTACCAACCTCACTAAAGTCAGCTCTGTTATCATAATACGTTGTGACCATTTGCAATAATGCTTGTTTGATCAATCCATCAGATAGACCAGAAGTAACATAGGTTATTTTTACCTCCTCAGCTGGTAGGGAATCAAGCTCAATATAGTTGTTATCTAGACCGTAAACTGTATAAGTCGCAGCAAAACCATCAACAGTAACAGATGATATAGATGCCACTGGACTAAATGGCAGCTCAATTCTTTGATGTAATTCAGCAGCGTAATAAGTCCTGTTTTTTGCAACTATGTCAGAGTTAATAAAATTTTCAGCGTTTTGTCTAGCTGTTGTAATCATCTCATCTAACAAATCATCATCAGCAGTTGTATCAATTCGTGCAAACAGCTTGACATCTGCATTGGTGATTAATTCACTGCCTGTTGTACTATTTATCTTTATTTGATACATTCTTAGTTTTTTTCTTGGATTGCTTTTGCTCTTTAGTTTCTTTTTGAGCTTTTTCCTCTTTATAGAGAACAGCAATGCCTTTATTTAAATAATGGTTGCTTAATTTTTCTGGTAATTCTAAAACATCACCTTCGTTGTGCCAAGCATTTTCAGCTAAAACACTTCTTGTCATTTTAATCTTTGCCATAATATTATAATTTAAAACAAAGATAAAAAAAAAGTGCCATCTCAAAACAGCACTTTTTAAACCAAAACAAATCAAATTATATGAAATAAAAAACTATTATTACACAATAAATTCAAAGTTATTAAAAAAAATTTTATTCTTACCATGTTTTGACAATCTTATTGATTGCATATTACCAGTATTAGGGAATATAAAGAAGCCTTCAAAGTAAGCTGAGTAAACAGCAAAAAAATCAATCACTTCTTTAGTGTATTTAGATTTGCTGTTATTCAATGGAGCATTTATTGTCCTACGACCAACATAAGGTTTTTTTTCTGTTGCCTTAACTTGTACCTTGTAAAGTTTTTTTCTCGATTCAACTATGCAGTCATAAGGTGATGAATCTAAAACTGGCATAGTAATTAATTTTCCTCTCTTCAAACATTCGCTGACAAACAAATATTCAGCATAGCATCCTAGCAAATTTCCTTCCACAATGCAAAACTAATACTAAAAAAATAAACTTTTTTATATATAATTTTTTTTATATAAAGTTTTTTTTATACATTACAGCAAATTTAAATACTAATTAAATGGAAACAATAGATTTAAGAAACAAAATCGACAGACCTAAGTTTTCTGTCAAACGTACTTTAGTAATAAACATCAATAAAGATTCACAATATATTGCATTTTATAGCGGTCCGAGTAAATCTTATGAGACGAGAGGTATTGAAAGGAGGAGCATGGGAGGCTGGACTTTTAGACGACTCTTAGCATCTGGTAAATGGAAACGTACAAAACAGGGTTGGATGAGAGTTTATTCTGGATGGATGTTTAATGGACCATTTAAAAAGAGTCTGACTTGTTTTAGACGTTGGTATGACCTAAAAATTACATCAGAAGGATGGAAGAAAATAAGGTTAATAACCTATGATAGAGCATATAATGAAACCTATGACCAAATTAAACTCATTAAAAATGCCCTCTAAGTATTATATAGTCAGCAGCATTGATCAAAAAGAAAACAATAAAAGACTGAAAAAGTTTTTAATCAAAGCAGTTTTAGCATTACTTTTTGTCAACGCTGTGATTCTTTTTGGAATTTACTTAATTCTATTGATATATGGATAAGGATAAATTAAGAGAAAACGTCTGGGCGTTTTTAGTTATTGCAACCTTTTTCTGGTCAATCAGACTGATGTATGTTTTTGGAGCCTTAGCGGACTCCATTTTAATGCTGTTAGTGTCTCTTATCGTTTATAAAAATAAAGCCGAGAAATGAGCTATTTTGAGCCTTTAAATGAGTCTAAGAGGTGCGATACTTGCAACGGACCTACTGATGGATTCTATTTTTACAAAAATACATTCAAAACAAGGTACTTTTGTTCAATAAAATGTTTTAATGATTTCAGAGGTATTTTGGATTTTTTAAGAGTATTTAAAAAAAAGTAGTATATATTTTTTTTTATATAAAATATTTTTTATATTGCAGTAAATTTAAAAACTATAAAAATGAAAAAAACAGAATTATTAAAATTTTTGGACAAAGAACAACTTATTAGAGTTGTAAATTCTATGATTGATGAAAATAAAATTTTAAAAAATCAATTGAAAGAAAGCGAGTCTCTTACTCTAACAAGATGTAGTAGAATAAAAAATCTTGAACTTATAGTTAGTGATAAAAATAAAGAGCTTGAAGAATGGAAGGAAAGGTCTTGGGAAAACGGAGCTCTTTTAGAAAGTATTGCAAGAGAAGTCAATAAAAGCACGATAATGTTTAAAGATATCGAGCAAAAAGAAAACAGCATTAATTCATTGATAACTATTCAAAATTGTAATAATATTATTGACAGGTTACAAGACAGATTTGATATGAATGAAGATGGTTTATTTATCTGTAATGCAACAAAAAAACCTTTTTAAAAAAACTGCCTATGAATTAAAAAAGGGACCATTTAGGTCCCTTTTCTTTTTACACTAATTTATTAACTCATGTTATTATTGAGTCTCTAAAGAAGTTTTTGCAGTTGAGAATGTTCCTTGTACTATTCCACTTGGTAGATAGTTAGAAACTCCAACTCTTTCAACAGCTCTTACAGTGACAAATCCTTTTTCGAAATTATCAGAATTTTCTCTTGAGAACTCGATTCCAAGACCGTCTCTTATCCATAGCTGAGTTGCAACTGAAAGCTGACCAACTAAAAACTTACCAGCTGTAACAGCGGTATTGATGCTAATTGGTACGCCTAAAATTGCTGGTTGTAATCCAGACATTACTTGACCTTTTAGATATTCATTAGCAGTTGATTTCAACAAAACGATTTTATGAAAATCTGTTGGGTGTAGTAATATAGAATCAGCTTGATAATTTAATGCAGCTAACTGATTTAAAGCAGCTACTAAAACATCAAATTCATTTGCTGACTCAACAGACTGATAAAATGCACCGCTGGAGGTTGTTGTAAATGCTCCTCCGTCAGTAAATAATCCATCTAAGTTAGGAGATGAACCATTTCCATTTAATATCTGATTGTCCTCTATAGCTAAAACTTTACTCGGTACTCTCGCAGATAAATAAGAAGTTATCTGAGGTGTATCGTCTAACATCTCCTCTGTGAGTCTCATGGTTGTCCCAATCTTCTCCATTTGGATAGATGTTGCAGTTATATCAAAATCTGATTGCCCAAGAGCAGCTCCCTCAGCCTTAGTAGAAGCATTGTCGCTATAACCAGACTCTTTTGGAAATCTCACTATTTGAGAATCAGTTGAACCGTTAGGAATCAAAGAACGTATATGGACAGCTCTAGATGGGTCATACTTGATATCTTCTATCCTTTGAACTCTTGCAACGTCTCCAGTAAAATCAGCAGCGATAGTCATATCAGCTTTGATTTCAAATTTAGCATTGTTGCTGTTGCCTTTTTGGATAGATTCAATTGCTCCATCTTTAAGAGCTTTACCTAATGCACCTTTAAAACTTCTAACAGTGTTGTTGTCTAAATCTTTCTGAGCATTTACCTCTGACTTATCCATTCTGTCGTTTAAGTCAACGAATTTATCAGTAAGATTTTTGATTTCAGATTTCAATGACTCCTCAACTTCGCCTTTAGCGTTGTCTTTTGCAGCATTGAAAGCCTTTTCAATTTTACCATCAACTAAGTCACCAATTTGGTCCAGTTGATTTTTTACATCTTCACTCATTTTTTAATTTTTTAAGCGATTAAACAAATAATTATAAATCTCTGATGAATCTTTTTCCTCTTTTACTTCAATCGGCTCAGTGACTATTTCTGTCGGCTTAGTGATTATATTATTGAAAAGCGTTTTAAGTTTCATTATTTCTGACTCAATGGCATAACCCAAATCGTCACTAATGTCGCCTTTACGAATTAACTTCGCAAGACGGTCATATCTTTTTAATATTTTCTCTCTGTCAGCATTGCCTTTAACATCCAAAATCATAGCTTGGTCGTTTGCCGCCATAGTAACAGCTGAAATCTCAAACAACTTAACTTCGTTAATGTGTCGGATTCCGTCAACCATCTCCTTTTGGATTGGCATAATACCAACTGAGTTTTCAGTTAATACCCCAGCTTTCATAAGCTCGATTACATCTTTGCCTAATGTTGTATTGGCAATTTTAGCCTCAAACATTAGTCCTTTGTTATCCTCCTCAAGCATTTTAATCACGCCTAAGGGCTTATCCATGTCATGCTGGTATATATACTTTATTCTTTTGCCATTCTCTTCAATGGTCTTTTTATATGCTCCTTTATTAATTATGTCATTGTCAGAATCTTTGTTCCCAAATGTGGAAGCATAACCTTTGACAATTCCAGCTTTTTCATCCGCATCAAGCAACTCGCCCATCGGACTTTGTTTGTAAATTATCTCATTCATATTGCAAAGATAAAAATTTTAAATATATTCATATTTGACCATTTTTATGTCTCCTTCTGAGACCATTAATTTTATTTCTCTGTTCATTCTTGCTAACATAATTCCAATAAACTCTCTTTCTCCAACATAAGAAATCAAGGAATCTAAATTATCAGCATTAGGGTAATTACGATAATACTGTTCTAAAAGTCTTTTAATTAGCATTTAAATATAATTCAACTGGTCTGATTTTTTAGGAAATGGTGCAATTGAACATCTACAATTAATAACATTAGCTGGACTACCAGCTGGGTCTCCAGCTCTGTGTAGAAATTCACCACCTACTGAAAACTTTTTATCAAAGTCAACAATTTGTCCATTAGCAACTGCATGAGCTGACCTTACTCTTTCATCATTGGCTGTTATCCATTCTTTTTGCAATTCGTTTTCACCATATATATCCAAAGCACTTCTCATGGTCCCTAAATTAGCTGCATTAGTTGCCTCTGTTCTTATTAGTCTTTTTGCTTGACTGTTAGAATATTGATTAAATCTGGTCCTTAAAATTCTAGATTGTCTCCTTTCGTCCATTGCCATAAATTCTGGGTTTTGCATGAATCTTTTTAATTCCTTTTTAAGTGTTTCTTTTGCTGTTCCAGAAACAAGTCTCACTCTGTTACCAGCTATTCTGCGACCTTCTTCGGCAAAGGTTGCCTCCCAAATATCGTTATATCCAGAAACGTCTTGTTTTTTTAGTAGAGACCCAATGCTCTTAGCATACCAGTTAGCAAAAGAAGTACCAATATTTCTATAAGTATCGACATAAATATCAGTAAAACCATTATTTGTAAAAAGGTCCTCGTATCCTGTTGTTTTAGGTTCAACCAGAAATCGACTAACGCCTTTAAAATAATTCTCTTTATAAAATGATAATGCTTTTTTAAACTCTTTATTTTCGACCTTATCCAGTAAATTAGAGAACTCATCAATCCAATTATCTTTTACTCTTTTAATCGCTATCTCCCTCATCATGGTTAGCACTTCTGTATCGTTCAACGTAAGACAACAATGCTTTACCACCCCAAGCATTGTACATGACATATCCTTTGTCTTTGTATGGAGTGCCTCTAAACTCTTCGGCTATCTCTGCATTTTGCTCATGCCTTCTTAAAAAACTATATATAGAATTAACATCAGCTTGAGATAATGTTTCTCTGGATGCCAATTGCTTTGCTCTGGACCATCCTTTGGGAGTTCCCATCTTACCTCTGAGCTTATATTTCTCATCCCATTCTAAAACTCTTTTAGCGTTGTTTGTTGCACCTTGAGGATAATCATTATAAACCTTATGGCTTTTTTTAGAACTTAGTGGATGTCCAGCTGGAATCAAATCTGTATCATGCCTCCCAGAACGAAATCTCCCTGTTCTTATAGCTCTAAGGAAATTATTGGTTCTTGCATACGCCCACTGGTCAGCACTGGAAACATTTGGTCTAACAGATTGCGGATTGGTGTTATAAGCTCCAATACCTCTTCTAAATACCGCTATAAGCATCCTAAGAGTTACTCTTTTGTCTGGGTCATCTCCATGCTTGTCATTATGGTCATCGACTTTGTCTTTTAATGCGTTTCTAACTCTGTCTGATATTTCTGGCTGTTTATATTCTATTTTGGGTTTGTTTGAATCCTCATCCTCGTCATCATAAATTGAGTTCTCTACTCTTTCGTAATACTCATCCAATCTACCTTCTTTAGCTGCCTCATATTCCTCATGAGTTTTAAAAGGCATGAACACAGTTGTCCCATCAAAATTATGTTGATGATAGGTTGGTTCTCCGCCCATCTGAACAGCTCTCTCCTCAGCCTCTTGTATTGTTGTATAAACATCCGTCATTCCAGCAACCAATCTTTTTCTTAGTGCTATTGAAACATCATCATGCAATTGTTTTGGTTCTTCAACCCCCATGTCATTAGATAGAGGTAATAAGTTAGCTGGTATATAATAATCATCCATTCCTGTTTGCTCCTCCTCAACCCCATAACTCATGGCTGTTCTTTTTTCATTTGGTGTTAACCACCAACTGTTTGACATCTGAGTTACGACCTTGTCCATTTCCTCTTGTAGTTCTGGAATGACCGTAAAATCAAAATCAATATAAAGATTGTTTCCATAGGCTGGGGTTAGCCATCTGTTTAATTCTTCTCGAACTTTTATGAGTTGAGGGATGATAGAATTTACATATAAAGATTTCTTTGCCTCTTTTTGATTGTTATAAGATTGATGGTCTGTATTGTTTAAGAGTTGTACTGGAACCGAGTAAATATTGCACAAATCTTTTATTGTAGCGTTGTACTGTTCTATCAAATTTAAATCAGAGGCACTAAGACCAAAGTTAATCCATGAAAGTTTCTTAGGAGTGATTACCACATCTCCAGCATTTTTAGAGCCTTGATATTGTTTTTTAAATCTATCTTTTAACTGTCTTGCTTGTACCTCATTTAAATCACCTTCCTCAGACATTAAGACTCCTCTCGCCATTTGATTCTGTAAGTATTTTAATCCAGTTGTTACAGCCTCGTTATTTGCATCCAATACTCTTAGTCCAGCTTTTAAAGGACTCATGCCATAAAGATGAGAACCAGTACCATCATAGTAAGGATTGAAGTCTGCTATATGTAAGACATTTTCAACTGGTAATTGATGCTGACCATTATATTCTAAAGTATAATAATCAACTGGCTTAAATAAACCCCCACTATGAATTTGCATAACTTGAGATGGTAAAACATACAGCTCCTTAAACTTAGTTGCATTCTGTCCACTCTGGGGTGTTATTCCATAGATGTATCTGTTTCCAGTTAACAATCCAAAAGCCAACAGCTCTTGAATAAATGTATTGTAAGACTGAGCTGGATTAGGTCTATCTAAAAGCTGATGAAGCTCCGTTCCTTCTAATTCTACCAATGCTTTTTTATGAAGTATCTGAGATTTATGTAAAACGCTAGAATTAAAATCTCCAGATGTTAGTGTCTTATATCTTTTTAATTCGTTTTCGTTTTGTATTTTATAAACTGAAAAAGGAATGTTAGCGGCACACTTAACAATTAAATTTACTATTGAATAAATTGTTGCATTGAATCTATAGCCTTTGTCAATGTAACTGTCATCATTTTCTGTTGATGCGATAAATGTCTCGCCTAAAAAGTTATAAATCGCCTTGTTAAAATCTATGTTGGTTGTCTGATTCTTAAATAAACCTTTGAATCTATCGAAAAATGATGCCATTAAATAATTATTTTATTTACAAAAATAGTAATTAAATTACAAAAAATTCTGAACGTCTTGAATAAGCTGAATATATCAGATAACGAGTTGCATCCATTAAGTGGTTGAATCTGTCACATGGTTTATTTATTATCGTTCCGTCTTTAAGTTCCTCCCACCAATAGGATTGATATTCTTTAATAAAATTGGTTGATTCTTTTGAAACAATAATATCGAACTCTTTCATAAGAGATATTCCAGCGTTGATACTTCCTTGACCTTTTATTGATGGTTTTACAAGCAACCCCAACCGTCTTAGCTCTTCTCCACTCTTAGGCTCTGCGGAATCATAATAACAAAGCGTGTCTTGATGTCCTTTGCTTTTTATAAACTCTGCAATGTCTTGATTGGTCATTCCTGTTTTATAAAGAAGTTCATGGAGATATATTTTATTATTGACCTTGTAGCCTTCTACAATTGCACAACTATCATTAGAGAATCCAAAATCTATTCCTAGATAAATGTAATCAGCATCTGGAAAGTCATTTCTGTTTATGAATTGCCAGTTGTTAAATATTTGTCTTTTAGTAAATACAGCTTTTTGTCCTAACCCAAAAACATTCCAGAGGTCTTTGTCTCGGTCTTTCATTCTCTCAATCTCTGATATGATATCTTGATTCAAAAACTTATTGTCTTTATAAGTTGTTATAACCGTCTTACAATCCTCTCTGGGAATTATATCACTATAAATCCAATGGACAGGGTCACTGGGGTTAAAGTCAATAATTATCCTCTGACGACATCTTAAGCTAATTTGAGTTATGTCGTCTCTTGTCAGCTCGTTTGCCTCATTGCAAAAAGCATAGTCTCTTGATGCTCCTCTTATCTTTTGGCTCTGGTCCAAAGAAACAAAGCGAACAAGGTGCTTATTGTAAGTAAAATTATTTTCAGCTTTATTATGTACACCGTAATCATAAATTCCTGTTTCTTGAGCTATCTGTATAAAGTCTCTCATGACAGATGACTTTAGACTTGGTAATGTTTTTCTAATAATGTCAATTACCAAAGGCTCTTCATTAGTTGTCATCAAATATATTAAATATTGACAAATAGAATAAGTCTTGCCAGACCTTGCTCCGCCTTGATGCACAAACCACCTTGAGTCTGAGTTAATTAGATCATAGAATTGTCTATTGCAAAGCTGCTCGTTTACTCGTCTTGAGCTGGTTTCCATTTAATAAGAGTTGATTTTAATGATGCATCATGCTTGATTTCTTGCCTTGTACCGTTTAATCTATGAGCCTCGTTATCATCCGAAATCATTTTCATTGCCGCTATTTGTAGAGTTGGAACATCAGAATCAATCCACTTAGATAGCATTTTAGTTTTTCTGGATATACGCATTGATTCAATCTCCTTTTTTATAGTGTCCGATTTGTCCAATTTTAGGTCATAAAAAGTACTTCTAGAAATACCTAAATGAGCAGCTAAATGCTGAATAAACATTATTTTATGCTCTTTAATAGCCTTTATAGCCTTTTTTTCTAGTTGTTTTTTATCGTAAGCCATTATAAATCTTTATACCAAATTATTGAAAGTCCAAATATAAAAACAAAAAATTGGACCATGTGTTGTGTATCTTTTTCGTTAAGTTCATTTTCATCCATAGTTGAGTCCCAGTAATTAACCCCAACAGCACAACCATAAACTGGAAAAAATTGAAACTCAAACATCTTTATATTTTTTATAAAGGTACAAATAATATTCCCAGATTTTTTCTTCATATACTTGCTTTGTGTACTCTTTAAATGATGACCTTTCAGTTCCGTTTATCTTTGCAACCAAATAAAATTTTTTACCAGTTGGTATTGGATAAATAAAAATATCGTTATTAATACACCAGTTAAAAGCTGTGTAATGGTCTGGAGTTGGACAAAATATCAAAATGGTGTATTATCTCTTATAACTTGGATTCTTTGTTTGTCTTTATCCAGTCCTGTATAGTACCCCCCCTGTTTAAAGTTTGGAGCTATCATAAACTCTCCTTGTTTTCCATTTTCCCTTCTTTTTACCTTTTGCACATGGACTGAAACAGTATCAGAACCATACATACATGGTTGATTTAAGTTTCTAAATACAGTCAAACAATTATAACTTTTATTAAAGAAATCTGATGAACCAGATATATCGTAAGGGTTTGGAACTCTATACTGGTTGTTTATAGATTCCATTTTTCTTGGATGTGCCACTAAAAATAGATGCGTATTTGTTTGCTGACAAAACTGAGTTATCTCAGACAGTATTTTTCCTACATAAGAAACATCCTTTTGAGCTGAATGGTCCAACATATTATAAGGGTCAATTACACAAAGATTGACTCCTTTTCTAAAAACAAGCTGTTTAAAGCTGTCTAAAATGCCTTTTAATGTAAGATTTTCTAAATCAATCTTTACAAAAAAGAAATGTTCTTCAATAAAATTTTTAGATTTATTTAACAGCTCATTGTCGCAGTTTGTTTTATTTAGTTTGTTAGCAATCCTTTTAATATGTCCCTCATAAGGATAAGATTCTGGTGAGTACATTGCAACTCTAAAATCATATTGTAAAGCCATATTACAACAAATCTGGTCCACTACGTCAGACTTACCACTGTTGGGAATGCCTGTTATTGTTGTCCATTGGTCCATTGATATATTTATCCATTCATCTGAATCACCAAGACCAATTGAATAACTTTTAAGTCCATTCTCATTGTAATTTAAAACACTGTCCCAAATATCATTAAAATTAACAATTCCCTCAAGAGGATATTCTTTCGCATTTTTTAGAATCTGTCTTAATTTTTCTGCTCCTTCTTTTGTCAAAACCTCATTGGCATCTTTATAAGAATCAAAATCAATGTATTTGCATCTGTGTTTGCCAAATCTTCTAGCCAACTCATTTCTTAAATTTAGCCCAGCTTCATCATTATCAGTACACAATATAATTTCTGTTTTATTTTCAAAATACTCAAAACAGTTGTCCAAATATTCTAACCTTTGATTCCCACTTGATGCTCCATTAGGAACAGAACAAACAGAATAAATTCCAGCCTCATGTAAACTCAGAGCATCCATTTCTCCTTCTACAACATAAACTCTATCTGAATTTTTAATTGAATTTAGTCCATAAAAAATAAGTTTTGCTCCACTAACTAATTTAAAATTTTTTTGTCCATCTCTATACTTTACATTAATTAGCTCATTGTTTAAGTAATAATTAAAATTAATAGCTTTACGTTTTTTGTTGACTTGAGGAAAATATTCTGTAGATTCTCCAACTTTCCAGTAATTAAGAGTTGGTTCATTAATACCTCTTTTTTTAAAATATTGTAAGGTCCTATCAGATAAATTAACCTTGACCTCTGGAGGTTTTATAAATTCTTTTTTTTCTTTAAATTTTACATTGCCAGAAAATCCACAATTGTGACAATTATAAAGACCATTATCAATGTCAACACTTAGCGGTCTATCAGCTTTGTTTTTTCTTATATGATGACATTTAGGACATTTTGTTTTTGTTTGACCTCTTGTTTGTTTTATTTCAATACCCAGATTTAGAAATTCGTTTATCATTTGTTAAAGATTTGATTAGTTTTGTTATTTTATAATGTTTAGCAATTTTTTTCAGTAATTCATATAATTTAGAATTTACCTTATGTTTTATTTTTTTATGATAGACCGAGACTACAGTAGTGTTATAAAGATTTATGATTTTACTGGAATGCGTTTCGTGTTCGCAGTTGATGACGAAAGCCTCTTGATTGACAGTCTGCCAACAATCCGCAAGTCTGTGAAGAAGGATTTGCTGTCCTAATGGTTGCTTTACTCCTTTGTATTTAACCTCAATAATAATTAGAAATTTATTGTCGAACTCTAAAACTGCATCAATATCTGTTGGATATATCTTTGATCTACCTAAACCAGTAAAGTCTATTATTTGTGATATTTTGTTTTTATCTTTAATCATAACTTAAATTTGTTTTTAAATCTATCAAGTTTAGATACACCATTTTTTTTTATTCTAATACCAACAAGTGATAAAAAATTTTCTTGCCAAAATTCATCCTCTCTTGCCTTTTTACAAAGGTTCCATAA